TTGGGTGGAGATGAAGCGGGAGAAGGGGGGAGTGTTGAGCCAAGATCAGAAGGACTGGATCAACTATCTAGAAGCCAACCAATATCACTGCCTTGTCGCGAAGGGATGTGATGACGCAAAGCAACAAATTGGGGAGTTTATCCTAGAACACCTTGACACGGAATGTGAACGCACTCACAATTGAACCCATCGCAACACACAACCCGGAGCTTCCGAAATGTGCTACATCACCAGCCAAACCAACAAATACCTCGATCAAATGGAACAAGACGAGCGCGAATATGAAGAACAATTTCAGTTTATTGCTGAATTTCGTATTGATGATGTGGCCGATGAAATGGAAAACGATACGCCAACTTTTGTTGAGGCTTGCAACAAGGTGGAGAAGGGTCTCATGACCCTGGAGGATCTTGGCCGATTGGTGATGACTGCACGAAACGACATCATTGACTCTATGATCGACTAACAGATATGGGGGTCTGAAAAGGTAAGTTCGGGTGAGCCCGACACCCCCGCCAAATCATGAATACAAAAGCCCTGAGACTTGTTAGAAAGCTGTGGAACAGCAGTTCGGTTTCACGGGATGTAAACCGGCACAATCAACGTCAGTGGGTTCGTGCTGTTCGGCAACTAGGCAAGCGGTGGCTGCTTGCGGAGACTCAATCAAAAGGAAACGTATGTCAGACGTGGAAGGAACATTGCAGGAACGTGGCCAGAAGTACGGCAAGTTTTCGGGACATGCAGAGGTCTCACAAGATCTCAAGCTTGTAATTCGGACACACCTCAAGCATCGAGGCAAGATCCTTGCCTTGGACCAGCAAGAGGCCCTGGAGATGATCTGTCACAAGATCGCCAGGATCATCAACGGGGACGCCGACTACGCCGATAGTTGGCACGACATCGCAGGCTATTCAACTCTGATTGTTCAAAGACTGAAAGGGGACGATGATGTGTAACGGTAACTGTGATCAAGGTCGTCAATGTGACTGTGTGCCGGATTGGGAATGGAACGAGCCAACCGAGATTGAAGGCATCGCATCAATGGCCGCAAGCCTGTTGATGATTGTTCTAATCATCGCCAGCATCACCGGTATCGTGATGCTTTACGTATAAAAGCCGTTCAGCAATACGACGCCGTTGTAACCCGGGCAGGACTTTCCCGCCTGCTCGGACAAACTTCAAAAACTCGCTGGCTGCTCCAGCGTAGTCTTTTCTGAGGTGCTTTCTTCTGAGCGTTGACCGCTGAAGGGCACCGAACCCCAGGTTGAAAGCGAAGCTAACCAGAGCATCAAATTGAGATTGCGTTGTGCTTCTTCCGCATAGTCTTTCAACACCCCGCTCAAACCGACGAAGATCATTTCTGAGTAGATCATTGACTTCCTCTTGTGTGAATGTCCGATTGTGAGCTGGAGCGAGCTGGAAATGCATACGCTCCTCGAGCGTTAGGTGATGCTGTCTCGGGTACAAAACGTGCCCAACGCCAACCGTCCAGAGCAAAGCAGGGCACCTATATGGCTTGAGCCTGACACCCTCAAAGTGTTTGATAAGGCTGATGCCGACTTCTGAAGTCTTCATTTGCCGAAGGCTCTTCCGCCGAAGTGAAACGCTATCACGGAGGCAAATAGCGCCTGGGTGTTCTCATCCCAGAGCTGCGCAGCCACATCAACAAACGAAGCGCCAGCCGCTACCCCATAGAAGAAAATGCCGATGTCAATCAGAACCAGAAGGATGAAGAATCCATAGGTGACTACAGGCCGCACAGACGCGCGAATGTTAATCACCCACTGGCTAGCGCCCTCGCCGATGGCCGCGTCATGGGTGTAGATCGCTTTCATTTCGTCGCTCTGTGCGCCTATTCTGTCCTGGATCTCTCGGCTTGCAATCTCCATCTCCAGCTGAGCGGAGCGGATCTCCTCAAGCTTGGCCTCTGCATCAAATCCAATCTTTCGAAGTTCCAACTCCCTCTGAATCTGCATCCCCAACAGCTCAATCTCTTGTCGCTTGTCGCTGCGATCCTTCATAAACTCCAAGAACCTGGGCAATCCACCAGCCAGAAACGAGACGATTGTGCTGAGTAGAGTGAGCATTATTTTTTATCCTCTTTATTGTCTAATTTGTCACTGATTTTGCCGAGGAGCGATTTCACTTCGTGCATATCTTCTCTATAGTCATCACGTCTGACGTACTTTGCAGGAGAAGATCTAGTCTCCTCCTCTAGTCGCTCAATCGCCTTGTAAATGTTGTTCAGAACCCATCCACCAAGGAACCCCGCAAGGCTTACGGCGGCGTTGAAAATCATCTGATTGTCCAATTGCTTGCTCCGTTTATTGACTCAATGCGTTTCTGTTTTCAGGTGCCAGATTATTAGATTGTGTTGTCACTGGCAAGGATCTCAACCCGCCAGAAGTAGCCAGGATCCTTGAAACATAACTTTTATGTTCTTTTGGAACCTTATCCAAAAGCTCCTTCAAGCTTGCTCCAGAAGCAAAACCTTTTTCCAGCTCATTAAGAACTTTTGTTCCGAGCCTGCTTTGCATTTCTGCTAGAACGGCATTTGCGGCAGTTGACTTTGGAATGAAGGAGGGGATCCTCATCGCCCTTGTGTTTTGCTGGATGATTTCATCAAGGTAAGATTTTCCGGCTTGAGCTTGTTCGGCCATTGAAGCGGATCTCTCAACACCGGCGGCAATCGGGCGAATTGTCTGAATTTTTGATCCCATTTCTCTAACTATGTCATAACTTCCTGGGCCAAAAATTGATTCAACTGCCGCAGGGTCATTGCCTTGCATCAACCTTACGAAGCCCGGCTTATTGGTCTGATAAAGGTCCATCAATTGAGCGGCCATTTTGGTCTGATCAATACCTCTCATCCCCATTTCGTAAGAATGCAAATAATCTCTCCACGCTCTCCCACCTGCTCTCTGGATTGCGTCGTCAATCATCGGCTTGACTTCACTTAAAACACTTGCCGCGCGTGCATTTTTTGCACTCTGAGAGGCATTAGGCATTAGTTGTTCAATGACATCGTTAATTGCGCTTTTGCGAACTGCATATAATGCCTCTGCCGTTATGGTTCCATTTTCATCTGCCCATTCTCTTAATTTTGCAGAGACATTATTCAATGCTTTTGAATTGATGTCTGGAATTCCGACTTCAGGATTGGCCAACCTTCTTTCGATGTTGGAAACCATCCCATTGACGTTTAATGGCTCAAGTCCTGCTGCCCTAATAGAAGCCAAACGATCTTCTGCACTCCGTGCAGTTGCTAAGGCAACTTCTCTTTCTGTTGAGCCGGCTGGATACAAATAAGCATTGCCTCCGCCTGGAGGAACTCCAAATTCTCGCCCACGTCTTGAAATTTCTTCAGCTCTTTGAATGGTTGCCGTGGTTCTGTTTGCCTGCCCTAATGCCTCTTGCCTAATTGGTGCGGTTTGAGCATTCAGAGCGGCTTTCATGCGTTCCGCTTCTTGCATAGCTGCTGTTTGTGTTGGACCACCAGCCATTCTTGCTAACGTGTTTTGATTTACTTCTTCTTGACGAGCAAGCTTATTTCTAATGGTTCTTGTTGAATCTCTTGCTGCCAAAACTTCGCCTAATGCTTGAAGCTGCGGTGCATCGGCTGCTGAAATTGCTTGGGCTGCCGTTTCAGTTTCTGGAGCTGCCCCTGCCATTGTTCTAACAATAGGCAACTGTTCACCTGCCGCCTGTCTAACAATATTTGCGGCTCTTTGTTCTGCGGAAGGGAAAAAGTTTCGATATATGTTTCTTGTCCCTTGTACGGCTAAAGGCCCTAAAGGAAATATGGCTCCCAGTGCTGTACCGGCACCCACATCAACTTCCCCAATCGGAGCGGTGCTAACTGCCCCAGAAACTCCGCCTGCTGCTGAACGAGCAGCAATGTCAGCGAAACGATTTTGAGCCACTCTGCCGCCAAACCCGCCAGATTCAATAGCGGTAGCAGCAGGAGTCAAAAATCTTGAGGCAGACGGAACTATTGTTGCGCCATAGCGCAATCCTTTTGCAACCAAAGAAGGGCCGCCCATAGTTCCAGCAATTTCAGCTCCAACCTTTCCAGACTTGTACCCAAAAGATTCTGGGCTGGCTCCTGTCAACTGTTGCAATGCTTCGTCCATTGCTTGACGACGCTGCACATTTTCTTCCGCCGTCTCAAATGGCCTAAGAATTGTTGCGCCAATAGATCCAGCGCCACGAACACCGCCCGCTGCAACTTCAATCAATGGGTTAGTTGCTTGCACAGTAGCAAATTTTGCCTGTTTCCGTTCTTCCGGGGTCATTGAAGCAAAGTCAACTCGACGCTTAGTTGGGATGCCTTCGGAAACTGTTTTAGTGGGCTGAGAAAGGTAACCTAAAATCTCGTCAGATTTATATCCTGCATCAATAGCAGTTTTTAACTTCGGCCCAAAGTCAGGGGTCTCCCCAAGAAACTTAACAATCTCGTCATCGTTGTAACCGGCGTCTCTTGCTTTAGTGATCTTTTCTTGAATTGACGTGGCCATTATTTGCCCCCGAAAATATCGTTTAGAGATGGACGGTTTGTTGGCGCTGCTGCGGGGGCCGAAACTTCCCCAGCCGGGGCAATGCCCTCATTAGCCATTGCTTGATTGACAAATTGTCCTTGTCTGGCTTTCATTAACTTTACAAGAACTTCTGCAGCACTTCTTCTTGTCTCAATGGGCAAAGCTTCATTGGCAAGTTGCCCAGCGGCTTCTTTATAAGATTGGGTGTCTTTGTCAGACTGAGGGCCTTCAAATCTTGGAACCATTTTTAACCCAAGATCAGCAATCGGTTTTAACGCCGCCGCCGCTTTAGCGCCTTCTGTATGTTTTCCAAAGAATGCCAGGCCAGTGTCTAACCTCTTACCTAATCCGCTGGCTGTGGATTTTTCTAGCAATCCGCCGGGCTTAATAGCATCTTCAATTTCAGTTATGGCCAAAGTAATGTCTCTAGACATCTGTTTTCTTTGAGCCTCTGCTTTTTCGGCAAAAGCAGTTGGTTTTGCTTTAATAGGTCCGCCGCCCTCTCCAGTTACAGGTTTTGCCACAGGAGGAACTCCCGGAGTTACTCTTGTAGGCAAAGCAATAATGTTACCTTGGGCATCTGTTTGATATGAAACGCCTTGGCCTGCAAGCTCTCTTTGCAGAACCATCTGCTCTTTTTGATATGGAGTAATAGGTTGCTCGTACTCGCTACCAGGAACAACGCCAACACGCCCAGAAATTGGTTCAACTGAAACAAGTCTATTTCCTTGTTGCATGACCGTTGGCTTACTCATTTCAAGATATTTTTGAACGCCACTAGCCATTCGGAGCTGCAAATCTCTAAATGCAGTTGTTGGATCAGGCGAGTTTTGAGCTTGTTCAATAGCTTTTAATCCAACATTAACATCTCTCCCGGATTGTTTAAGCATTGGGCCAACCAATGGATCATTGAACATTCCTTGATAAATGTTTGCTATTTCTTTAAAAGAATGCGCTGATCCAATTTGATTCAAATATCTTGATTGAATTTTGGACATTAGGTCTTCTTGAGACTTGGCCGCTTCGCGTTCTTCTTTCTTTGCGGCCATGACTCTTTGAGCCATTTCGGCGCCAGTTTTGCCAAAGCCATATAAGCCTTTTACAGTTTCTGGAGCAGTCAAGTTTGCGCCGCCAGACAGGTAATTTCTAACCTGTTCCTGCTCTTGAAGGCCGCGCCTGTTTTCTTGAGCTTGCATTTTTGCCAACTCATTTGCATACCTTGCTCGCTCTTGCCCAAGTCTTTGAGCCTCAAATTCTTGAGGCGTAGTAAATTCAGGCATTTGCACTTGAAGCGCCAACGGGAATGATTTTGCCATGATCGTTTTCTTTATCCGTATTTAATAGGATTCATGCCGCCGCCGATGTCTATATTGTCCGGAGCATAATATGTACTTGAACCACCTGGGGCAAGGCTATTAAATCCGCCGGCGCGTTGGTATTGGCCAATTGCATTTAACAACGTATTTGCTCCGCCAACGTATGCGGATCCTTTTGCCATGCCCACATTTTGCAACGCTTGGCCTGCCCCCGATGCATAATTTTGGCCAGCAGTACCAAGGAGCTGAGCGGCTGTTTGGCTTCGACCCATCAATGATTCCAGCGGCTGAAGTTGGTTCGCTCGATTGGTCTGATAACGATTGAAGGCGTTCATGTACTCTTGGCTTGCAAGATCTTGCCCATATCGTTGAGAAGCCTTTAAAGCACCTCCAGAGATCAAGCCGCCGCGAGCAGCCGCCTGACGATCCAGCGCCTTTAAACCTTCGCTCATGCGGAAGGCATATCCAGGATCTTGCTCAAAGTCTTGCACCCCAAAGTCGCGCGTGTACTTGCCGAACTCCGGCGAAGCCTTCAAAGCTTCATATTCTTGTCTTGCTTGAGCATCCTTAGCCATTTCCGCTTGAACTGCTGCGGATAGGCCAGCCTCATCAACTCCCTGAATTCCGCCCTCACCGATCCCCGGCTGCATGTACTGAGCAGCTAAAGCATTTCGGATTTCTTGTTCTGTGCGTGCCGTTGGAGATTGAGAGAGCCCCAAAAGGTTCATGTACCTTTGTTGAGCCGTGAGCCCAGCTTGTCTGAAAGGTTCTTGAAGCTCAATTTGCCTCTCAAACATTTCACGTTCTAGTTGAGCTGCTCTATTGGCGGCGTCAGCTTGAGACTTTGCAGCCTTACTTGACGCCATCCCTCCAATTACGGCGCTGCCTAAAAGTGCTGCCCCTGTGCCAATTGCCATATCACACCTCTTTTATAAAAGTTCGTTCCATTGGCCTAAACCCGGCTCTAGAGTAAAGCCGCTCCATTTTGGAGGCTCTATCGTCTTCTAGGGCAATCATAAACAAAGCATTTGCGTTCTTTGCTTTGGCCCATTGTTCAATGTTTTTGAACATTTGTGAACCAGCTCCGCTCCCTCTTTCTGAGGGGTCAAGCCACCACCACAGCTCTTGAACCACCAACGATGAAGGGTTGAAGTACAAGGGGTAAGCGATTGCTCCACAGATTCCAACAATTTTCTTGTCAACTTCACAAACCCAAACCCCGACTGAATCGTTAGCTAACGATTGAAGGAAAAATTGTTTATAACCTGGTTTGTCGAAGGCGATAACACCATGCATTGGCGAAGCAGCATGAAACTTTGCTGCGGCTTCTGTGTAGCCATCAGCATCACTTTCATTCGCTCGCCTAACGATCATGTGATCTCCCGCCCACTGGCCCGAATGTTGATAGCAGAAGCGGTGCCCGCAATCGTTGAAATAAATCCGCTAGGGGCAAGCACTTGACCAACTAGCTCTGGAAAGGTGTAAACCTCCGAAGCCTGCAAGGTCTTGGACTTGGTGATCAAGTTCTGATTCCCAGCCGTGTCTGCACTTGTGACCAAGTTTACAGAAATTGTCGCCGCCGTGGCGCTGTAATTGGTGGCCGTAAACTTGTCAATGATTGTTGTGACACCGGTTGCGGTGTATTGCGTAGTCTGAGAGTTTTCAGCCGTCTTGGCGGGAATGAGAACTTTTACAGTGACGGTCATTACTGAACCCCTTCAATGTTGTTGGTTACGGTCACAATGATTGACGGAATTGCCGGGTAAAAAGCAGAGGCTGGGAAATTTTTCAATTCCACGGTTGTGTCATCCACTGCAAATTTAAATTCCACATAATCACCGGCGGCCAACTCAAGAAAAAAACAAGCGGCAGAAAAAATTTCCGCGTTGTTGCCTTGAATTCTCATTTGACTAGCACTGTTTGGGACATCTGTTCCATTTACGCTAGGCCATATCCAAAACGCCCCAACACCGCCAGCAGTTTTATCAATCTGAATACTAAATATAAAATTATAAATTGCTTCTTCATCTACATAAATTCTAGATGAAGGCGAGCCCAAATAAACACCATTACTAACATCTGTTGTGTTGTAAGTAATGGCGTAAGCGGTGTTAATTACAGCAGCAGTTTGTGTCGTTGTGTCAAAAAATTGACCATAACGCGATCTTTTAAAATGTCTAGGTGGAGGGTTCATTTGCAACCCTTCCACTTGTTTTTCTAATTCTGCAATTTGCGATTGCAACTCTTGAATTGGTTTTGTTTCTACAAATTCAGAGAGCTTCTGTAAAGCAGAATCATAAGACGCCAATAATGAATTAACGTCTGACCCTTTGTTCCAATCTTCGCTAGACTGCGCAATTGAAAATAAAGACAAAAAAAACAAGTACCAAGCACGATCAATCAGCCCGGTTCTTTGGTCAATGAACGGCACTCTCGGCGGAGTGATCGGGGTGGGAGTTGCAATTGGACTAGGCATTTGTTCCGCTGAGTAACAATTCAGCCCCAACAATAGCGGTTTTGACAGGATCAGTCATAGACAACTCGTAAACACGATCTCTGATTTTTAAAGTCATTCCAAGGCGTCTAAAGAACACTCTTTTATAGTGCTCTCCGATCTTTCCTATGGGTGCCGTGTGATAGTTTGACCAAGTGTGCCCGCCGTCATCCGACCATCGCAACATCACTTCTGGGTCACTTCCTTGGCCTAAATTTAAACCAACCCCAGACTCTAGATCTATCTGAAGTGAATGCTGGGCCGTACGGCGCAGGTTGTTTTGGCCCGTTGGGAGTGCTCTCCAGCTACGAAGCCATTTTTGAATCTGACCATCATCAGCGTAAGTGTTCAAGTCAAAGGCGTGAATTTTCCCGTTTTCGTAATCTCCGACAACAATTTTATTGTTGAACGCCATCTGACAATTGCTTCGATGCCTAGTAAATAAGCCGTTATTCCAGCCGGCTCTTTCGTGCCATGACCCGGTTGCCACATCGTAAACCCAAGTCGTGTTTGCACTTGGGAAGATCAAAACATAAAAGCTGTGCCCGTCTTGCTGATAGGTGTAGGCTAGTGCGTCAGACAGATTTCCATATTGTTGAATTTGCCATTCAATGGCATGAGTCGAAATACGCTGTCCCGTGTATCCATTGGCTCGATAAACAATGCCCTGCCCACGAGCATCAGCACCTAGCCAAAAAACGCCATTATCAATTTTTGCAATCGTATAGGCAGAGATGCACCCAATTTCATTGAATGCGCCTTGGATTCTTTGAAGTGGAAAGTCTGTCGCGCCTGAGTCATACCAGACTTCAACGCTATTGGTTCCAAAAACCCAAACCTCTCGATGGTCGACAATTAAGCCAACAACGCCATCAGGTGATCCTTCGGCGCTAGCAAAATCAAGAGCATCAATAGATGTGCCGTCGAGGAGACTTGTGACCCATATCCTTTGGCTATTTGGCTCGTTAAACACAAAATAACCGTCCAAATACCCAACAGTTCCCGCACCAGGGAAGTCAGGATCTGTGATTTGTAAGAAAACATTAGTAGTGTTGTTGTAAATGTAGCTGGGGCCATTACAGGCTATGAACAATTGAGTCCCATTGTCCGCCATGCTGACAGGCCCAGTGCCGCTTACATTTCCAATGAGTGTCGCGGAATAACTTGTATTGATCTTGTAAAGCTTTGTGCCAGACACTACAAACGCAACAGTCTTGTCAGATGAGAACGCCCACAGCCCACGTATGGGGCCATCCCCGATAGTCGCCAGATTGAGCAGTCCAGGGCATCTTTGAAGATAAGCTGGCTCCTTGCCCCCTTCTGGCACAACCTCTGGGAACAAATTGACCATTCGAGCATCCGCAGCATTGACGCTGCGAGCCACGTAGCTTGAGCCAAGAATTGGCGTTTTCATCAATAGTTCCCGGCGTACACGTTGAACCGCTGACGAGTGGCAACCAGAGAATACGGCAAGCTCATAATGTCATCAGGATTGTTGACGCGCTTGAGGTTCCGTTTGGATGCCATAGCGATACGTTGAACCGTTGGGGATGGCTCAACCCCAAACTCTGGAGCCATTTCAGCCGCCAAGTTGTATTTCAAGGCTCGAAGGTAACCGGGCGGAAGATAGAGATTGGTTGCAAGGTTGGCCGGCTGGGAAATTTCCTGAACCGAAACAAAATGCCACTCTAGCGCCCGAGTTGGGCGCGGATAGATGGTCATGGTGATGTCTGGGAAGGTCATGTTCACCCACATCACTTGTGGGTAAGTAGACGTGACGGTTTTAACCGCAATCCCGTTGTACTGCTGTTGATTGATCAACTTGACCCCAAACGAAACATTCGTTGTCGGGTCTCTAAAGTAGGTTGAATCATCAATCAACACAGGCCGATTGCCAACAAAGTCCCCCGTAGGGCCTAACGTGCGGGTGATGGTGTCGGTGGGCCAAGTAAAAACCTGATCCTGGGTGCTGTAAACCGAAAGACGCTCAATGCTCCACGAATCAATCATTTGATTCAAAGCGGAGAGAGCGTCTTGAGATACTTCAGCAGAAGGCGTTTCGCCCTCTGCAAGCATTCCGATCAGCCTGAGTGCTGAATTGATGAGGTCACCGGCGGTTGCCATGCTTCGTGTTCCTTCCTGGGAGGTCTACCACGGCGTTTGATCTCCAAGGCGTTTGCCGGAGCCGCATCATCTGAGGGTTGCGTTTTTGGATTATATCGCACCCATCCGTTTTGCTCGTCGTATTCGGCCTCTAGTTCCATTGTGGCAATTTTTGTCCCATGCCGGGGGTGTTTTAGATAGATGTTCACTTGATCCCAACTCCCATCAAGTTATTGAACATCATGCGTTTTGTGTGAACTTCGCTAAAGATGCTCAGGCTATCAGCCAAAGTTTTGGATACAAAACCGCAATGATGAGCCATGTAAGGATTGTCCTCAATCATAGACCGCATTCCATACATGAGATCCAAGCCAGTGATAGGGCCTGCTGGAGATACGTACAGAACTTCCTCTGTAGCTTCCGCGTCTTCAAGATCTGGCACGATGATGATTGCCTTGCCGCCAGTCTTTAGCACTCGGTGAAATTCAGCAATGACTTTGTGAACTTCGTGCGGATAGACATGCTCAAGAACATGGCTGCAATACACCATGTCAAACTCGCCAATATCGCCCAAGTCTGTGACACTGGCAACAATATCCGGCTCACACCCTGGGTTGGCGTCAAGGCGGACTTCTTGACAGGATGGAAACCACTCTGGGAGTGGTTCCCGTCCACATCCGGCGTGTAGCACGCGGATCAAGCCGAACCCTTCCACAGGCCCAGAGCTGAAAGCGTGTTCATGATTTCTTGAACAGCCGCCAACTGAGTAGCGCCAAACGATGCCGAAGTGGCAAGGTTAGACGTAGCTTGCACGCTGGAAGCGCGTTGAGTAACAGGCGTTTTGCCGTAGAAGCCAACAGTACCGTCAGACTTGCCGATAACAGCTCCGTCCAGTTGTTGGTCTTCGTAAGCAACGCCAATCGCTTTGGTATTAGGCATTTCTTATCCCTCGTAAAGGTCACCACCGGGCTGACGCCTCAGGAAATTGTGGAAATTTCCTTTGTACTCTTGCTCAGTGGTGTGATGTGATATGTCCAGGTCAGGAATCAATACGATCTCGCCGCCGCATTCCCGCCAGTTGCGGCAGAACGCATAGTCTTCACCGTACCAAGTTCCTTTGTGAGCGCCATGATTGAACAGATCCACATAGGGATGATATTTCTCCCCGTAGATCAATTCAGGGTAGGCGGTCATGAACTTATTGACCGCCTCCTTCGTCACCTTCAAAAACCCCGCTGGGGCTGAATGCGCCAACAGGTTGCCATCGGCTCTGACCAGTGGGGTGCCATCCGTGTTAGATAGCACCGCCCCCATGTATTCCTCTTGGTCCTTCTTAAACCGATAGGTTCCGCAGACAACATCGCCTTTGGTTTCAATCAGTGTCAAAAGGTCTTGAGGCTTCCATGAAACATCATGGTCAATGAACACAATGGCATCTGCCTTTGCATCCAAAGCCTTCCTAAGCATGGTTGACCGAGCGTGTGAAATGTACGGACAACCAATTTCAGAAACCATTCCCTCCTCCCATCCCGCCGATTGAATCAACGGAATAGAAGCAGCAAGGCTATCAAGCGTCGCCTGATAGGGCTTTTTTAACGTCGGGATGCAGAAGATGACTTTCATGCGCTATTAGGCCGTAGCCCAAACACCCAGGCCAATCAGCGTGTTTTGAATTTCTTGCAGAGCAGCCAGTTGGGTTGCGCCGAAAGAAGCCGAGGTGGCCAGGGCTGAGGTGGCGTGAACAGCAGAGCTGTAAGCACGTTGAACCACGGGGGTCTTGCCATAAAAGCCGACTTTGGACGTTGCAGCATTGCCAACAGTCACGCCGCCAGTGCCAGAACCAAGAGCAACAGCTTGACCAGACGCGCCAACATTCAGGGTTTCATTGACGTTGCCATCACCGGCTTGATAGCCATCACCAACTTTAGGAAGTGCCATTTCAAATTCCTTTCAAATATTTAAGGAGGGAGCCGAAGCCCCCTAGGTTCATCAGCCCCAGATACGGCAAGCCATTTGCGGACGAATCACGCTGTAACCATACAGCACGTCAATCCGGCAAGGCATACGGTCGTTGTTGATGTCGTACTGACGAACAACGCGCAGGCTGATGCCGTTATGGACAGCACGAGAAGCCATATCAACGCCTTGGGGCAGCAGCAAGTCAGCCGTGGCAAACGTGATGGCGTCTTTGTGATACACCAAGTTTTGAGCGTACTGGCTAGCAGCAGAACCCAGCATCGTGATGTCTGCATCATTGGCCGGGAATCCCGTCACGGTGGCAAGAGCGTGAGCCGAGGTGTACAGGGCGGGATAGAACTTCAGGGTGCCGCTGGAAGAAGCGGTCAGGTCTTCAGTCACCGTGAATTGCTGCAAAGAGCCAGTGGACTCACGGGTTTGAGGATTGACGGCATACACACCCTCAATGGTGAACACGTCGCCGACCTTCCAGGTCTTGCCGGAGCCGGTGAAAGTGATGTTCAGTTGAGAAGTGCCTTGGGTCGTGGTCGTGCCATCAACTTCAATGGTCGTGCCCCAATCGCCGGTCGTGTGCTGCTTGATCGACTGAGACATATTGATCTCGTCAAAACCAAGAATGCCGGTGCCCATCATGCCATTCTTAAATTGCTTCGAAATGGTGTCGGTGGGATTAAAGAGACCTTTCATACCTTCCACCAAACCGGCGTTAGCGGCAGGGTTGACGGTGGCATAACGGGGGCTCATCACGGCGGCGTTTTCGTTCAGCTTCTGTTGAGCTTGCAACAGAACCAACGAGGTGCCAGGAGTGGTGCCAGGGGTACCAACGCTGTTGCCAATGCTCTTGTAAGCGTTTGCAACGTCAGCATCAATCGAGGCTGCAAGTTGGCTGATACGAGGCTTCAGAACGCGGTCTGCGAAGTCGTCCAACTGCATGGTCAGTTCGGCGGAGGTGAAATTCACGCCGATATGCTTTTGGTTGGAAACAGACAAAGTGGTGAATTGTTCGTTGTCGTCCTGAACTTGCAGGGCGGCACCGTCGGTCACCAAAGCGCGATCAGGCAGTCGGATGCGCAAGGTAGAGCCGATCTTTGCGCCTTCAACAGCGAAAGAGTCGTCATACTGGCGGTTGACGTTACGGGTGAGCACCAAGTTGTTCTCGAGGATCTCGAGAGCCTTCCGGGTGATCATGTCAATGGTTAACAGGCTATTTGCCATGATTGAGTCCTTATAAAAATTAGCGGTTCATTTGTGCTTGCAACTTACGGATCTGTCTAGCGCGTTCAGCTTCAATCCACTCCGATGCGTTCATGGTCTTCGTTGAACGAGGATCAGTCGTATCGTATGCTGGATTTCCACTAGTCCGAGCTGTAACAGGTCTGATAGGTGCAGGCGCAGACGTTGTTTTTTTCTGTGGCGGATCAGAAGCCAATTTTGCTTCAATTTTTCCAAGCTCACGCGCTTGCAAAAGTGGAGACAAACGTGAAATACGGTCAGCCTCTTTTGGATTGCTGCCCAGCCAATAGGCCAAGTCAGGTCCAATGTCAGAAGCCTTGATTGTTTCGGCCATCACTTCCGTGACTGGGAGCTTTGGGTTGTAGGCGACTTGTTCAAAGTCGTCATACTTTCCTCGGGCTTCTTCCTCACGCTCTGCGTAGGCTTCCTCAACCTGAGCACGTTGCTTATGAACTTCTCGCTGGGCCAACAGTTCTTCAGCCTTTTTAAAAGCCAATGCCTCGGCATAAGCTTCAGGTGATTCAAACTGATCGACCGGCGGGAGTTCTTTGGGCATTGATTGCCGAGCTTGCATTTCTGCTTGCTTGGCTTGTTGCTCACGTTCCCACTTACGCTGCTCTCTTGCGAGACGTTTACCGATCATTGCATCGAGTTCAGCCTGAGTAAATCTCTTTTCCTCTGCTGTTTCGCCGCTTTGGTCAGCAACTTCCGGCGCATTCTGTGCGTTTTCCGTGGTGGCCGTCACCTCGGGCGCTTGCGCGGATTCAACCTCCGCTAAGTTTTGCTGGACTTCTTCAGTCATTTTTTGTTTCCGTAGAAACCCCGGTCTACTGGGCCGGTACAGTTGCTAAATTATGCTACAAAACAACAATAAAGCAATAAATTTTATTTAGAAAACGCTTGCACTTCAGAATTGGTTAATTTTTGCGGGTAATACATGAAACGAGAAACACATCCATTTAAATAAGAACCATCCCGATGAGAACCAAGTCTTACGGCATTTAAGCCAGATGGCAATAATCCACTATTATCTGTTTGAATGTCTCCGCCTTCAAAACTTAATGAAAAATTGTTTTCGGCATACGCAAGGCAAACAGAGTATTGGGATCCAACTAAGAGAGTTGGTGAACCGACTTGCAAAAGTGCTTGAGCTGCTCCCCCGGAGTTTACATCTGCTCGAACTCCTTTGTTTAGCCCTGATGCGCTTCCCTGCCGAACTGTTAGTGAATTTACATATTGTCCTGTTGATGTATTATCAAACCAAAACACGCGAGAAGCGCCATAAACAATTTGATTTACAATCCATTCAGCTACAACAGTTCCGGCATTAGAATTAAACCAATCGCTAAAACTTGCACCTGTTATATTTGCAACATCCGCGCTTCTTAAAACACTAGATGCGCCTGTGGGGATAAAGCTTGTTACAAAATCCCCAGCTTCTAGTTGTGCATAGCTAACATTACCGCTTACTGTAAAAGTGCTGCTTCCTGCTGTAGGCGTGAATAAATATTCTTTTCGATTAGGAAAATTTCCACTTCCTGTGACTGTTGCGGAATGACCGCCAGAAATTTGAACTGATCCTGTCCCATAAAAAGATAAAACATATGGAATATCGGAAAGGGTAACGCTTTGTGTTGTTAAATTTGACCCATCAACCAAACTGTTAATAAACAGGTTTGTTCTAGATTCTTCTATTAACAAACCTTTGCATTTTAAGGTAATTGGATCAAAATCAAACCTGGGCAAATTTTCATTAACAACTTGAATAACTCCACTTGAGTTAATTGTTGTTGCTGTGTTGCCCGATCTTGATATTGCAACCCTAGCATCAAGAGAAGCTGTTGTAAAGTCTAAAGCAAGTTTTGGAAGCGATCTTTCAGCCGCAGTTATGGGATAAGATGCATAGATCATTATTAAATCCCATCAAGTATTATTTACCGTATACGTCGCATTGAGCCTGAAATTGTCGCTAGCTGCCCAAGTAATTGGAACAGTGGCATCCCACTGAGATGATGCAGCATCACTCTTTATTCTGATCCCGTTGCCAAATGCAGGGCCCCCTCCAATTACTGACCCGTATATGTACCCTGTTCCAGAATCTTCACCTTGGACAAAACCGCCAAAAAAGTTTTTTTGCGGAGATTTTAAAGTAAAGTACCAAGTGCCAGTTCCATAGGTTGTTGTAGAGCCCATTGTCACATCAATAACTGTATTTATCTGTGTGCCCATGCGGGTATAAAATCCAGAAATTGAACCGTTACCAATGACTGGATCGGTCGTAATTGCTCTCCATACCGGAGTGTAGGCAATTGGCGGGAAAAACACGCTATTCCCTATGTCGTCAACATTCCCAGTGAGATTGTCTACAATCGTAACCCCAGCATTGCCAAGGTTGATAATATCAATGTGCGATTCGCGCATTTTATTAACAGTGATTGTTTTTCCTGCCGCCATTGCCACATTAGGGCCAAATCCAATCCCAGATATAGTAGTGACTCCATCACCGATAGTGACGTTTCCAGATATTGAGCAATTCGTGACTACATTAAAACTTGATTTCGCAGTGTAATCACCAACAATCCGCGTATTTGCAACATACGCCTGCCCATCAGTGGCATCTAGCCCGCCAATCTGGCAATTTGTTATCCCTACAGTAAAAGCCTTACGCAATAAAACAGCAGATGTTGACGTAGTTATATTGACAATTTCATAATAATTTTTCCCGGTAATACCGTCGCCAAGAACAATCCCGTAACCCGCCGCATCATTAGATGCCCATGCATCATTACAGTTTGAAATTCTTGCGCCAGCGCCAGTGCATGTGAATGCATTTCCATTTTGCGTTCTAAAAACGCAATTTTCAACAACTATATTGTCACCACTAAATTCAGCGCAGTTTCCAGTAAATGCAACTATTCCATCAAAATACAAATCTTTAAGGCTAACGCCACGGCCTGTCGATGAAAACAACACGCCATTTGCATTTTTTTTGATAATTGAATTCTGTCCCAAAAACCTTTGGCTGTCAGTTGACTGAGTCAACCCACTAGCCAAATAAGTCCCATCCGGGAAGAATAATGATTTTCCACTATTGATTGCAGTCTGAATTGCAACCGTGTCATTTGTTAAGCCATCGCCGACGGCTCCAAAATCTTTTACACTTACAATTTCTCTTAGTTTTGCTTGAGCCGTAGTTGACACTGCTCCGGTTCCAGATGGATCAAATTGAACATTTAATGCATTTGTTGCAATGCCAGTTCCATTGATTCCAGTAATGTTGTCCCACGTAACCAAAGTCACGTTTGAACTAGTCATTAGTACAAATTTATAATTGCTGCCAGCAGTCAGCCAAATCTCCCCTGTTGATACACGTCCAGAAGAATCCAAGATAATAGGATTTGTATGGGCAACATTTCCGGCAACAGTTGTGTAAGTTGCTTGTGGCGTAGTTGTGCCAGCCTGATAAGACCAAAGTTTCCCGCCGGACAGGATAGTACCATTGTTATCAAAAAACTGTTGGCCAGCTCCAGCCAATGCGGATAAGTTTACCGTCATGTTAAACCCCTAAATTGCCTGCTGCCAAAAATGTATTTGCCACTGGACAAATCAAAGAAACAACCGCATATTGCCCCATTGTGCTAAACAAACTGGAATATGAGACCAGAGTTTGACTATTAGGAGAAATGGTCACTTTGCCGGATCCTCCTTGGATAATGGTGCAATTAAATCCAACTCCAAGCCCGGATGCGCAATTAATTGTTACTGCACTACTTGATGTGCAATAAATAATTTTTCCATTGTCACTGGCGGAAAGTGTACGAGAAGTGGTTCCTTCAGTAACAACAACGCCAGTCAAAATTTGTTGAACTGTGACTTTTTTTGTAGAGCTTGATTGAACTGCCGGAAGTTCTTCCGTTAAAGCTAACGGAGTCGTCACTGCTGTAAGTGCGGAGATTTTTGAGTCAGCCATGACTTATCCTCAAATCAAAATGAAATCGCCATTTTCTTGAACAAGAAAATCACCATTCTCGCAGAGAAGGTTATTTTGAGCCTGTTCTTTCCCACGGCCGCCAAATAACGACATAACTCCGCCAATCCCAATAGAGATTGCATTACGGACAGAAAAAAAACTCATCTTGTGTTCATCGGCTTGGCGTAAACCGTGCCGCCAGTCGAAATTTGAATGGCACTTACTCGCCAGATTCCCGAGGTGTTGGTTGGCACCTTAAACGGGATTGGGGTAAAGGCAGGAATCGGGGTGCTGGCGGTCGTGGCGACAGCGCCTTCACCTACCTCAATGTAACAGGGTTGGTCAGACCAAACCATTACACCCTCGGGACCGGCGTTCCAGCCAGTTGTAGAGCCAGCAGTTCCCGTATACGAGGCAGTTTGAGCCGGGAAAACGGCTTTGGACAAGGGATTCAAGAGTTCCATATTGGCTCCTTATGCCAGAAATTTTAGCTTGTAGAGCGTGGACAGGTAAAGCCCAACAATCTCGTCAATGATGTTTTGCAAAGCAGTGCAATCTTTGTCAACCACCTTGTAACGAATTTGCTCAATTTCGTCTACCTGATCCTGCAAGAACTCCACAACATTGCTAGTTTTCTTGGCAGACATCAAGGAAATTGGGCCAATCAGGCCGTACTTGCCTTGATACGTCTCGGCAAATTTATCAGCCAAATCAACAATTTCATCGTAAAAAGTGCCTAAAGCACTGTGTTTGGCAAAGCTGCGAGTGTTCAGATGAACGGAATGCGTGACATCCCGCGCTAGGAACAACATTCCGACAAAATCATTGCATGACATTTGGTTCACCTTGCTCTTGTGGCGCAACAGGCATTGATTGACGCATCTCCGGCGCACCGGTCACCAAGTCACCAGTATCCACCGCCGCAGCAATCGTGCCCATCACAATGTCTTGGATCTGCTCAGGAGACATTGAAGCCTGCACCGCACTAATCCGCTTCGTTTCAGCATCATACGCCCTAACTTGAGCCTCAAACTCCTTGATAGCAATATCTCTGGCTTCCATAGACTGCTGAACATTACGAAGCATCTGATGCATCTGCTCCATCTCCTGCCCCATTGCCTGCATCTGCTGTTCAGCAGCTTGCAGCTCAGGCGACTTGTCATCATCCTGAAGGATCTTCGGATCAATCGTCTTCGCAAACCGCTTGGCCATCTCAGCAGCCCCAGGCCAGTCCATGTTCTTGACGAACAAATCACCCGCCACAGCCCACAATTGAGGATTGCCCTGCAACAACTGAGACATGGCATCCAGAGCCTCTTGGCGCTTGGTCATGTAGCTCGGGCCAGTCGTCACGCACACATCATATTTGCCCACGCTCGGGTTATAAATCTTCTCAATTACCACCCCAGCCTGATCCACAATCTTACGCACTGGCTCTTGCTGCGTCGGATCAATTTTGACCATCTTGGTCTCGCCATCAATCCCAATAATTCGAGCAATTCGCTGGGTGTCGTAAATCTTCGGCGCCAAGTCAACAATCTGGCGAGTTATGTAGCGCACAGCACGGGCAAGATTGTCAACGAAGTGGAATGTTCCCGTGTCTCCTTGCTTCTCTCGGGCCAAAATGGCACGCCCTGAACGCTCGTTCGACGTCGCGCCCAGGCTTGCGTCATACTGACCCGTCGTGCTCTTGATGTCGTCCGCAGCGCCCATTTTGGCTTGAATAAGCCCTGTCTGGGCCATTGGAGGCAAGGCACGCTGCGGAAGTGGCAGAACCGCGCCCTGTCCATCTGTCGCATCCGGGTTGACTTCCAAGTACGGCCAGTTTTGCGTGTTGGCCGTCTTCCACTGCTGTTCATACCCCTCAAACTGCCCACCATACCCAATAAACGGGGCTTTTGGCGCGAGGGCCAACATTTCAGCCTCTTGGCTAACCCAGTAGTTATACATCCGCTGAGCATCCTTCGCATTGCGAACCAGCCCAGACACATACAACCGACCATCCACCTCAAACTCGTTACCAACCACCCGAACCACCGGGATGTACTTACCCGCCCAATCACGCTCCTCAAGAATCTCATATCCATTGATCTTGCACCACTTGACCCGCTGCACGTCCACCCGACGAGTGCGAACAGGCTTCATGCCCATCGCCTTCATCTGCTTGTCTTCAGGATCACCCTCAAACACCGACATATTGCCAGGGTACAGATTCAGCGTCTTCGCCTCATGCTCAATGTAGAAATACTCAGCAATCCGAACCGTGTCCTCGTTAATCCACTGCGACAACGACTGATCCCCAATCCCCAACGTCTGCAACGTCGAAATGGGCTGCGCATCCGGGAACATGCGCTCGTAATCTTCTTTCAGGATGTCCTCAGTGATAAAACACCACTGCGCATCCGAACCGCAAGGGTCTTGAATCGTCGGATCCATGTACACCGAGAACGAATTACGCACCCGACCAATC